CAACTCCTCAAAATCTTTATGAATTATGACGAATTCAAACCAGAGTTTATCGTCAACGAGATTCTCGCGCCATATCTTGAAGATATCATTATTAACGACGATTAACGACGATTAACGACGATTAACGACGATTATATTAGATATAGGTGTAAGAGTTTTATGATATATATATTATTTATTTTTTCATTGTATTATATGAATATTATGAAAGATGCAAAATACATTACCAATAAATTTTATATTGTAAATATTGTGAGATTTTTAGAGTGAAAATGACATCATTATATGTATCAAAGATTTTATATAATATAATATTATCTGTAAAAAATAATTATAAATTGAAAAATGAAAAGATTGTATTATGGATATCACGGCGATGGCGCGGATATCATATTTAATTGGAATAAGCAAGGCCGCCCATACCAGACAATATTCTGAGAACATTATAATTGACCGCGAAGATGTGGATAGTGCCGGTAATTCTAGAGGATAGAGATAGGACGGCAGTGTCAATACGGGACATATTGAGGGTGCCACTTGGTTGATGTTCTTCGGGTTTTAGGGCAAAGGAATACACGTTGATGCCTTTGTGGTACATATCAGGGGTATTCTCGTGGTGTTGGTAGGGTTGGACTAACGAGAAATATTCGCCTTGTCTGGTGGCGAAGCGATCATTGCCGTTAAGCATTATTTTTGCCTGCATTACAGGGTTCTTAGAGACTACATAGTTATTGAAAGTGCTGTTATCATCAACATCAAAATCTTTTTCAGCAGTTGAAAAGTTATTCCAATATACTTTGTTTGCATCAGTTGAACTTTTGATAGCCCATACAAGTTCTTTGCAGGGATGATTGAAGTTCATACGTAAGCTTTTCATAGAATCGGGATTTGAACCAGAAGAAGTTATAGTGTCGGTACCGGTGAATTGTAGCTGTTCTATTAAATATTCGTGGGATAATTGAGCGAATCTTCGGCGTTCATCGGTATCTAAGAATATGTAATCAACCCATAAAGTGGGATCTTCAAGTGTAAGAGATGAAGAAGATGTTTCATATGTATCGTTTTTAACAACACCATTAGCTACATCATTCTCTATGCAATAATTTTTTACACTGACATCGCGAAGATTGGAGACAGATTCGTATTCTATGTTAATTTTAACTTCGTGATATTGAAGGGCGATTAAAGGAAGTGCCAAGCCTACATTACGACAGAACCAGAACTCTAAGGGAACATATAATTCATATGATTTAGTCGCCGGTAATTTAGTACAGCAGTTCTCCACGTTGGCACCAATCATTTTATAGTAGCCTTCGCGCTTGCCATAAGGTAGCGAAAGTTCATTCCAGATGTAAAGCCATTCCGAATAATGTTTATCTATGCGTTGTCCACCAATTTCTAATTCTACGGTTTTCAATAACTTTTGGCCGACATTTGGAACTAAAGCCATATCTACGGAAGGGTGAGCATTTTTTAATTTTCCGTAGAAATACACTCTGTGTATTAAATCACCGTTGCGAGTAATTTGATAGGTGGCGCGAGATCCTAGCGAATTACTTCCCGAAGAATTTGAGGATTACCGGTTAAATAAACATCCTGAGCACCATAAGCTACTAATTGAAGAAGACCACCACCCATTTACGCTATATTCTTTATACTATTAGAGGAGAAAAAAAAAAGGAACTTTATAGCAATTTAACAACATATATAAATAAATATATAATATAATTTAATTGGAATAAGCAAGGCCGCCCATACCAGACAATATACGAAGTACATTATAATTTACAGCATAAACGTGAAGATTCTTTGAATAAGTATTAGTCGTTGCGTAGCTACCAGTTTGGTCAATCTCTAAATTGAGAACAGCGGTATCAATACGAGACATATTGAGAGTGCCACTTGGCTGGTGCTCTTCCGGTTTTAGGGCGAAGGAATACACGTTGATGCCGGGGTTGGAGGGGATATTTTCGTGATGTTGGTAAGGTTGTATTAAATTGAAATATGAGCCTGGTCTTGCAGCAAAGCGATCATTACCGTTTAATACAAGTTTGGCAGATTTTATAGGATTAGTTGAAGTAATTGCGCTTGTAGGATTATATAATACCGAAGAAGTTGCACCATAGCTATTAACAGCACTTGAATAATTAACCCAGTTATTATTAATTACGTGCTTTTCATCAGCAGTAGAGGTGTGATCGGAAGAGCAGAACCAGACTAATTCTTTGCAAGGGTGATTGAAAGATAATTTAGGTTTAATGGCTGCAGCAGCAGATACACTTTCAGTACCGGTGAATTGTAGCTGTTCTATTAAATATTCGTGGGATAATTGAGCGAATCTTCTGCGTTCATCGGTATCTAAGAAGATGTAATCAACCCATAATGAAACAGATGAATCAGAAGAGAGGGGATTGATTGCATTAGCAGTACCTCTGCAATTCTCATTTGTTTCAAAGAGGATGTTTATTTTAACTTCGTGATATTGTAGAGCGATTAAAGGAAGTGCTAAACCTACGTTGCGGCAGAACCAAAACTCTAAGGGGATATATAGATTAGCTCCAACAGTAGCAGAGGTTCCTATTGTCGTGAGCATATTATTAGCACCTACCATCTTTTTATAGGCATCTTTCTTTGATATGGGAAGCGAGAGTTCATTCCATACATACATCCAGTGAGAATAATGCTTGTCTATCTTTTGACCACCGATTTC